CGTGTGCCGGGTGTCATTTCTCCCTCTCCCTCAACATGGCGTCTGCAATCATGTAAGCCTGCCTCGCGGTTGCATCAAAATAATTCCCCTGCGCCAGTGCTTGCATCGCCTTGGCTGCAAAGTAATCGCGCAGGGTCATGCCCATCGTAAAGTCATGATTGACATACCCTCTATCACTGACTTCTTTGTGCCAATCGTGTGCTTGTAACGGAAAAGCTGGTGCACCTGTTTTCATATTCGCCTCCTTATGAACAACGAAGAATTTCAACATCGGGACCAACGACACAAGTCTTGTAAGACCCTTTGCCCCAGTGCTCGGTTGCCCATGCAGTGACCGCCCCCTGAAGTGCTTTTGGCTCAAAGTCAAAGTTTTTGATAGCAACAACATCGCCAACTTTCATGTCTTTGATGAGCGGGTAATAAAACCTGTACATTGTCCCCGGGGGGTGCTTATAAATCTTGTTAGTTTTTTTGGGTTCGACTACAACAAGATCACCAAACTCATTGCCGTCCTGGTCAATAATCTTGTACTTAACACCTGATGCATCAAGCAATTTGATGGCCTGTGCAACTGTGCGCTTTACGATTTCTGGCACGCTCATGCTTCCTCCCACTGTGCGCCCTCAGGCGCGTCGATTGCTGCAAGGTAATCTTGAATAGCCTCTTCCCTGGTAGCGCCATGGCCAACAACATCGCCAGGCTCGTAATCAGGACTGTGAACAGACCAGTCAAAGCTGCGCACAGGGATTGGTGGCTGACGGTATGTGACAACGATCTTCATGCTGCTTTCCTCCGTGATTTGATGTGCTCGATCATCGACACAAGTTCTTCCATTTCCTCGACCAGGCGGTCATAAGCATTGAGTTGATAACCATCAAGATCAGGCCACTCACTGGCTAGCGTGCGGTTCAGGTTGTTGGCTTTCTCGACCACATTGCACACCTGAAGTCTCAGGTCATACTTGTCAGATTCAATTAGCTTGTAGTGCATGGTTTCCTCCAAGGGGGCTAGGCCCCCAGTTGATTTATCGTTTGATTACAGCGTTGCGTGATGTATCGCGCTTGACTTCACTGACGGTGTCAAACCCGCGTACGCCACAGTCAGTCTCGTCTGCGAAGTACCAGCCCTCGGCCAGCGTTACGATGATGCTGTTGCCTTCGTTGCGCTCATCATCGATGAATGCCACCCATGGGCGGGTGGCCAGCAGGTTGTTGAGTGTCTTCATGTCGGACCTCTTAGCGGCTGGTTACTTTGACTGAGAAGACCGCGGTGGTCTTGGTGTACTTGGCGTAAGCCTCGGCACCGAAAGCTTTGATGAAGGCGTCCTTGTCGAAGACGCAACGATTGGTCTCGGTGTAGGTAGCTTTGAAGAGTGCGCCCTCAACAGACTTAGCACCGCCGTTGCTAGCGCTGTCCTTGATTGCGTCCTTAATTGCATCGGCTTGCTTTTGCAAGTCGGCGATCTGAGCCAAGAGGGCGCCGAGGGTGTCAACTGATGCTGCTGTGATGTTTGCGATGTCGTTTTGCATTTTTTGCTCCTGGGTTTGCTTACATAGCGAAGTTGCTATGGGATAAATCTTAGGCTTGTTTAATCCACTTGTCAAAGCCTATCCGACCGTTCATCCACCCAGGAGCTACCACTCGTACTACTGATAATTATTTTTTGCCTGCCAATACTTCAAAAGCGACTCGAACATTAACCAACCTCTCTCCACATCAGCCTTGGTCCACTCATAGAGCGATACCAGGCCAGCATGGGTTGTACTCACAAACACATTGGCACAGGCCGCTCCAGGCAAGATCAATCCTGATCGGTAGGCTGCTAGCTGCATCAGGTGCTCATCAAATCCTTGCGGATCATCCTGTGGCCCAAATGCTTTGGTCTTGATGTCAATGACCGCTACCTTGCAGTGCAAGTCACACTTGCCACCAAAGCCTTGTGGATGTGAGAAGGACTTCTCACTGATCCAGTCCTGCTTGCCGTAGGCCCGATCAAGGACCGCCTTGACGGCGAGATAAGACTCATTCGGCGGTCCACCCTCGAAGGCTGATTGGACTTTGGCATGGATAGCCGTCCCCAGATCTCTGGCTTCCGAGGCCTGCTCTTTGCTGTCCTTGAGCACCCGGTCAGCGTACTGATCCAGGCTCTCATCAGCACGCTTGGGTAGCGTCAGTGATGCCAGCAAGATCTGTTGCTGTTTCCAGGCCTCTAAACCAGGCTTGGCGGCGACATTGAGGATGGTGGTGACCGAAGGTACCAGGTCATACTTGCGAGCGTCCCTGAGCGTTGTATTGCGCAGGTGGCCGGCATTTGATTTGACCTGGTACATCGGCTCGCCGGTACGCGTGTACCAGTGGCCAGCCTCAGTAGGGCGTTCTTTTATTTCCATCAGAATAATCCGTCCGTTTTAGGTGGTTTGAGAATCCAGACCACGGCCTTGCGTTTGAATCGAGTAAGCCTGCGCTGACCACTGTCCTCAAGCCAGCCGCGGTCTTTCAGGGTTACCCGGCAAGGCCTGTAAGTGTTGCCTTCCATGTTGAGTAGGATTTGCCCTTCTTCATCGGTCAAGCCTGAGTAAGGGCGATTCTTAAAGGCCTCGAGAAGCTTGAACATCAGGGTGCCAAACTTGGGCGCTATAAGTTCCGCGGCTTCAATGCTTGTGTCGCTATGCCTTTGATGTGGTGGGAGATCATCATCGTTAAACATGATTTGATCCTTACAGCCAATGCCTTGGCCAAAGTAATGTGGTTGACTCTTTTGCCCCCATGGCTACGAGTTCATCAGGGGTAAAACACTTGCCGCCAGGCCACACAAACACATGCTGCTTTGTGTAGTGCGGCACCAGCAAGATTCCATCGACATACCAAATCGTTACCCAATCCCGCTCAGCAAGTTTGTTCTCAACAGGCTTGGCGACTGCTGCCTTTTGGGTTAGCTGTTTTGACGGCACTTTGTTATCCTTGACTGTTATAAAGATCAGAAGGGAATATCATCATCGATGTCATCAAGCTTGGTCGGGGCAACATGCTTGATCTGCTGCCTGTTGTCCCACTCGGGCGACTGCATGATGATCTTCTTCAGGCCGTCAGTCAGCGCATCAAACTGGGCCTCCTCAAAGTAGCCAAAGCTGAAGTACACCCGCTTGTTAACCATTTCGGGCAGACCAAGCTTTTTGAGTGCTGCAGGCACCGCGGTTACGGTATCGACATTGGCAAAGGTCTTGTCACCCTTGATTGCGTGAGTCACTGTCAGCATGCAGGGCGCACCGATGATGGTACGAAGGTCAAAGCCTTTGAGTTCCTGGGCAGTGAATTCCCTGCCGCGCCAGCTAATCAGCGTCTTGCGAAGCTTGGCCTTCTCAGCAAGCGATAAGGTGTAGCGCTGGCTCAGTGACAAGGGCCTGCCGTCTTCCAGGGTGAGGGGATTGCCATCAGCATCTTCGCCATGCAACTCCCACATGATGCGGCACTGACGCGCTTGCTTTTGCTCGCCAAGGTAGGTGTAACCCTGGGTGCCTAAATCAACCACGCCGTAGCAGATGGCCATGTGAACCCCTGCCGGGGCCAGTTTGAATTCGCGGTCGCTGCCGCTATCAGAAATCAACATTTGCTTTCCTTTTGTAAAGATCTAATCCGAGTTCGTTTGCAAGCCATTTCCAATCGTTTTCAGTGGCCATGCCTAACTTGGCACGCAGAAAAGCTTCCTCAGTCATTTGCTCGCGCTCTTGCATCATCAACTGCCATTCATCGTTTCTTTCCATAAAGTTTGCTCCTGGGTTTGCTGAATCTAAAGTGTTTCATGTATCGAACACCTTGTCAAACCTATTTATCTATGTATTGCCACGCAATCAAGTGTTCGATTATGATACGGGCATGAACACGAGAGACCTTATTGAAGCAGTCGGTGGCGTCAGGGCTGCAGCCAGGGTGTTAGGGGTTGCGCCTTCAACAGTCCATTACTACTGCAAACACGATCGCATGCCCTTTTGGCGGTTACTGCTCTTGATGAGCGTGATCGACAACAAGGGCAAGATTCCCCATCAAAAAATCATGAAGGAGTATGTAATTGAGCGACACCCAAACATCCGTTGAAGTTCCCAAGCAGCATCCAATTGGCCCCATTGATGTTGAGATCGATGGTGCTATGCATCGCATCACAATTCCTGAAAACTGCTCGGGCTATGAAGCTGCCCAACTGGCGCACATGCTGGCCTTTGCAACGATTGCCAACTACGCGCTGGACTTCACTACCTTCGTGAAGGAAAAGGGCATCGAGCGCCTTTTTGTAAAGCTATGAGACTTGCCGCGCTCTTGCTGGCATTGCCAGTGGCTGTCTCAGCACAGACTTGGTCTGCCAACAATGAGGGTGGCGGTGAAATCGTACTGACCTTGCGTCAGCACAAATGCAAGGAATTCGGCAAAAGCCTGGTGGACGGTTATAGCTATGGGTCCAGTGGCAGGATGTTTGAGTTTTGCTGGACCGTGGTGGACGACATGATCCGCGTGATCTACCTGCATGACGCAAGCGTGCGGGTTTACAAGCCTGAAATATTTTCAAAAAAGACAGAGAAATAATGCATCGATACTTTGAAGTCAGGATGCTGGTCAAGGACGAGTCTTTGAGGATCAAGGGCATCGTAAAGCAAACCGGCTACGACAAAGGCCATGTAAGCCGGCTGCGCAAAGCCTCGCAAATTGATAAGTTGATTGCAGACGCTGTGGCTGCAGAGCGTGAGGCGTGTGCGAAGGTGTGTGAGAACAAAAACACACTGCTTGAATGGCCAACATACGCCGCCGCCATACGAGCAAGGGGGAACAAATGAACGAAGACATCATCCGCATGGCGCGGGAGGCTGGATGGGACGCCCATCATGCTGAGTTTGATACACGCATCCAAGCCTTCGCCACCCTTGTCGATGCTGCCGCAAAAGCAGAGGAAAACGAGGCGTGTGCAAGATTGTGCGACCAGATGTTTCATGACTGGTGCAATCAAGAATTTGAAGACGAGGACGAGGCTTACAGGAACAAACCTGATGCCGAGGATTGCAAGAAAGCCATCCGAGCAAGGGGAGACATATGACAGGCAACATCAAACCGTTCATCAAGGCTACAACCCCTGACAACTCTGATGCCATAGAAATGCTGGAGCAGTGGTTGGAAGACGCCAAGTCTGGGGAGATCGTCACGGTAGCTATTGTTGGCAAACGCGTAGGCGGCGAATGGCAGACCGGCATGAGCAGTAGTCAGAACCGCCTTGAAGATGCCGCAATGCTCATCGAGTTGGGTATGCGTCGGCTTGGCTTTAACCCGCAGAGGTGACAATGAACTACGAAGCCTGGATCGCCAGCCAAGTAACGAATGGCAGGGACGCGACCATTAGCCTCGCTTTGCTTGAGCAAGCGTACCCGCCCGAAGTACCGGCCTTGAGAGCTATCCAGCACTGGGCCGAGCAGATCTGCCGCAAGATCGGATGCACGGCCATCATTCACTTCGCCAGCGATGTCGTTACTTTTTACCCAACGAAGGGGCAGCCATGACTAAGACCGAGATTGAGATAGCAAAGACAGCTTTTGCGATGGTCAAAAGCATCGGTCATCACATCGATCTTATTGAAGAGCAGCATGACAGTAACTTTGCCGAGCAAGTCTTCAATAGCGTAGCGCTCACGATGCTGACTAAGATCTGCCTAGGTATTGCTGAGAACAACGGTACCGCAGCCTTTGAAAGCTATTGGTCGGATGTTGATAGCAAGCTGCGCGAGATGATTAAAACTTTTGCTTGCACACCAACCAAGCATTAGGTAAAGTCCAACGGGCATGGCTAGGGTAGCTCCCGAAAAGCGACTTCGTCACTCGCCTGCCAACGCCCAACCTCAGTGACGACAAACCTTTGACGAGGGTTGTATATGCATTACTACCAGCATCATATTGGTGACTTCATAAAAGACACCAATTTTCTGACCAACGAAGAAGTTGGCATTTACCTGAAAATGCTTTGGCTTTACTACGACACAGAAAAGCCTTTACCAAACTCTTTGTTTCAAATTTCAATGAAGGTCAATGGCCGCGATAAGGAGGAAATTATCGAGGGCCTTCTGGATATGTTTTTTACTTTGCAAGATGGCGCCTGGCATCACAAGCGTTGCGATAAGGAGATTGAGCAATATCACAAACAGGTCCAAACCGCATCGAAGGCTGGAAAAGCATCGGCTGCTAAACGAGCGCAGAACAGAGAAGCATCGGAAGTTCAACGACCGTTCAACGACCGTTCAACGAGCGAGCAACCAACCAGTAACCAAGAACCAAGAACCAGAGAGAGACGCGCTACGCGCTTGCCTCCAGACTGGGAACCTTCCGATGAGTTGATTGCTTTTATGGCAAAAGAAAGGCCTGATCTGAACCCAAGCCATACCATCATGAAGTTTTGCAACTATTGGCAATCCAAATCAGGTAAGGATGCGACAAAGCTTGATTGGGATAAGACCTTCCAAAACTGGGTGTTAGCCGAGAACGAAAGAAAGGCGAAGCCTGCAAGCCAAGATCCCTTCGCAAGCCGGGGTGGCGTATGAAAGGGCACGAGTTCATCATGGACCTGCTGGCCAAAAAACAGCCGCCCCGCGCCGTCTTCATCGAGTTCGATGGCAAGCCTGATGCCTATGCCGAAGCCCCGGTGGTTGTGGTTGGCAAGTTTGACTATGACTACCGCTGGGTTAAAGGCTTGGTAGCTCATGTCACTGGCCATGATTCCGATGCAGTAGCCCGTACTGCCAAAGAACTGCTTCGCTGCGGCGCTGCTCGAGTCTTCGCCCATTACACCGAATCACGCTTTCCCATCTTGTGGGACTCAAAGGTTGACGCATGAACAAAATCCCTGACGATATTGATTTCCAAGCTTGGTATGACTCGATGGAGGCTCAGGTCCGCGTTAGGTCCGCGGCTGATTGCATGGACCAATTGATCGACCAGGTCAAGAACCCGGTTACAACCAAGCCCATCACGATGCCCTGGTCCAAGACGCTAGGCCTCTTCGAGTTTCGGCCTGCCGAGGTTACGGTTTTTGCCGGCACAAACGGTAGTGGCAAGTCCATGCTGACCGGCATGATTGCGCTGAGCCTGATCGCACAAGGCCAGCGTGTCGTTATTGCAAGTTTCGAGATGAAGCCCTTACGCACCCTACAACGCATGGTCAGGCAATGGTCCCGTCGCAGAGACCCTGCTGTAGCCGATTACGAGGC